CAGGTAAGACATATTTTGCGTTAGGAATGGCGAAGAAGTTTCTTGATGACAATCCAGATGGTGTCATTCTATACTTTGATACTGAGTCTGCTGTTACATCAGATATGATTTCAGAACGAGGTATGGACCCGTCAAGAGTTGCAGTATTCCCTGTTGCTACGGTAGAGACTTTCCGATATCAAGCAATCAGCATCGTTGACAAGTATATTGAAACGAAAGATAGCAAACCAGTGTTTGTTATTCTTGATTCGCTTGGTATGCTTTCCACCGAGAAGGAAATGAATGACACCGCAGAAGGTAAGTCCACCCGTGACATGACCCGCGCCCAAGTTATCAAAGCAACATTCCGTGTTCTTACATTGAAACTTGGTAAAGCAGGAATTCCTCTTATTATGACAAACCATACCTACTCAGTTGTTGGTGCATATGTTCCGATGAAGGAGATGGGTGGTGGTTCTGGTCTTAAGTATGCCGCATCTACGATTGTCTATCTTTCAAAGAAGAAAGAGAAAGACGGAACAGATATTGTTGGTAATATTATTAAGTGTAAATTATTTAAGGGTAGATTTACCAAAGAGAACAAAGAGGTAGAAGTGCGGTTGAATTATGACACTGGACTTAATCCTTATTACGGTTTAGTACCAATTGCAGTCAAGTATGATATATTCAAGAAGGTTTCTACTCGAATTGAATTACCAAATGGAAAGACTGCATTTGAAAAGTCAATCAACAGTGAACCTGAAAAATATTTTACTGAAGATGTGATGATTAAATTAGAAGAGGCGGTTGAAAAGGAATTTAAGTATGGTAATATAATTGAAGAAACGCAGGAGGATGAAAACAATGATAAGTAAAAATACAATCGGAATTGTCGGCAATGGGTTCGTTGGTGGTGCCATTGTAAATGGGTTCACAACATATCGTGATCTTTTTGTATATGATAAAGATATTAAAAAAAGAGTCAACACCCTAAAGGAAACTTTAGACGCTGAATATGTTTTTGTTTGTTTACCAACACCTATGACTTTAGCAGAGGGTGGAGAAGCAGATTTGTCTATAATGCACGATTTCTTCTCAACAATTTCTTACAGAAAGGATCAGGTATTTATTATAAAATCTACTGTTCCGGTGGGAACAACAGAAAAATTATCTAGACTTTACGGTTTACCTAACCTTGTCCATTGCCCAGAATTTTTAACTGCTAGAACAGCAAATTCTGATTTTATTTGTTCAACTAGAAATATCTTGGGTGGTGTTGATGGGCAGAATAAATACACATCTCAGGTGAGGGAATTATTAGAAGATAGATTTCCAGGCACACCCGTTTATGAAGTGCATTCTAATGAATCTGAATTAATAAAATATTCTGCTAATTGTTTTTTTGCAACAAAGATTATGTTTTTCAATGAGTTGTGTCTGTTAGTAAACAAAATTGATAATGTTGAATGGGAAAATATAATGTCTGGAATGGTGAGTGATGGTAGGATAGCACAATCGCATATGCAAGTTCCAGGTCATGATGGAGAATATGGTTTCGGTGGTGCATGTTTTCCAAAAGACATAAACGCATTAATTTCAACAATGGAAAATCATGGAATCAATCCTTTAATTTTAAAATCTGTTTGGGAACAAAATAAAAAAGTGAGAGGTGATTGGGATTGGTCTAATAACGAGTCTTCAGTTTCTAGAAGGAAGCACACAAATGACAGCAAAATATGAATATGATGAGAGTCAAAATGTCGCCGGTGGCGAAGAGCAGAAATATACTGTTCCAATAACAATATTGGACGGTAAGTATATTGATACTACTTTTACTTTTGGTAAAGTTAATTTTAGAGAAGTTGATGATGATGTTCAATGTAATTTTACCTATAAGATAGATAATAAACCAGAGGGGCTACAAGAAAATCAAGAGTTTATTAATTGTCTTGGTGATATTTTGGTTGATGTTCTTTCAAAAGAAATAGAAGAAGTTGAGGGTGATTTTCTAAATGGATCAAAGACGAATTGAATCTGTAATATTGGAAAATTTATTATTCAATGATGAATATTCCAGAAAAGTTGTTCCTTTTATTCAATTAGAATATTTTTCTAATGGAGTAGATAAATTAATATGTTCTATCATAAAAAAGTTTATTATAGAATATAATACGCTTCCTTCTATGGAAGCAATATCAATTAGTTTAAATAAAGATAATAACCTAACTGAAGATGAATATAAAAATGCTACTGAATTAATTTCTTCGTTGAACAAGAAGGATAAGTTTCCAGATTTAAATTGGTTGTTAACAGAAACAGAACAGTTTTGTAAAGATAAGGCGGTGTATAATGCCATCATGGAATCCATTCACATCATCGATGGGAAGTCGGCGTCAAAGACAGAGACTGCAATCCCACACATCCTTTCGGACGCCCTCTCGGTCTCATTTGACACCCACATCGGACACGACTACATCGAAGACTCAGATAAAAGATACGAATTCTACCACAAAGTTGAACAAAAAGTTTCCTTTGATTTAGATTTCTTCAATAGAATTACGGGTGGTGGGACTCCACAAAAAACACTAAACATAGTAATGGCAGGAACTGGTGTTGGTAAGTCTTTGTTTATGTGTCATCATGCAGCAAATTGCTTGAGTCAAAATTTGAATGTGTTGTATATCACATGTGAAATGGCAGAAGAAAGAATTGCAGAACGAATTGATGCAAATCTTATGGATATTACAATGGACGATCTTAAGGATCTTCCAAAGCAAATATATGATAAAAAATTAAATACAAAGACTGCTGGAATCACTGGTAAATTAATCATCAAAGAATATCCAACTGCAACAGCAAATTCAAATCATTTTAGGATTTTGTTGGATGAACTTACAATGAAAAAGAAATTTAAACCAGATATCATTTTTATTGATTATCTGAACATTTGTGCATCTTCTAGGTTGAAGAGTGGTGGTAACATAAACACATACCAATATGTCAAGTCTATTGCGGAAGAACTCCGGGGACTTGCAGTGGAGTATAATGTCCCCATTTGGTCTGCAACACAAACAAATCGTTCTGGTTTTTCAAGCACCGATGTGAGTCTTGAAGATACTTCAGAGTCGTTTGGACTTCCCGCTACTGCGGACTTTATGTTTGCGTTGATTGCAACGGAAGAACTGGATGAACAAAATCAAGTTCTTGTGAAGCAATTGAAGAATCGTTACAACGATACTGCGTTAAATAGGAAATTCATACTTGGCATCAATCGCGCCAAGATGAAATTATATGATGTTAAGAAAGATCAACAATTTGGATTGGTTCAATCAAATCAAAGTAGCACATCAACTTTGGGTTCTGGATTTGATGGTGAAAGTTTTGATGAAAAGTTTAAGGGGTCTAAAGAAAAATTCAGTAGTTGGAACATATAATGAGTACATTCATAGACAAGAAATTCATCAATATGATTTCACCACAACTGGAAAGATTTGCATGGAAGAAAGATAATCTTGCAAATACTAGATGTCCGATCTGCGGAGATTCAACAAAGAACAAGAACAAAGCGAGAGGTTATTTCTACCAAAAAGGTAATGATTTCTTTTATAAATGTCACAACTGTGGGGTGGGTCTGAGTCTATATAATTTCTTAAAGGAAGTTTCACCTTCTCTCTGTAAAGAATATTCTCTAGAGAGATACCGAAACGGTGAAAACGGTAGATCAAATTATAAGAAACCCAAGGAAGAAGAATTGTTCGGATTTAAAGACTCAAAACCAAAATTCAAGAAGAAAGATAAAATCTTAGAGTCGTTGGATTCTCTCAATAGTCTTCCAGAAGATCATCCTGCCGTGCAGTTCGCAAACATACGAATAATTCCAAAGCAACATTGGAAGTATCTCTATTACACTGCCGACTTTGGTACGTTTATGAAAGAGTTGGATCCTGATTGTCTTGCTGTCGGTGCAGAACCAAGATTAGTGATTCCATTTTTCAATAGTCACGGAACGGTGGTGGGCGCACAGGGTCGTGCATTAAATATGGCAGATGAGAACAATGCAAGAAACACCCTAAAGTATATTACGGTAAAAGGCGACAAAAGTATTGAGCGGTTGTGGTATGGAATGTGGAGAGCAGATCCCAAGAAGCGAGTGTATGTGGTAGAAGGACCAATCGATTCTATGTTCCTCCAGAACTGTGTTGCAATCGTCGGTGCAGGTGCATTGAGGAACATCCCTGCACGGTTCGTAGATTCCGAGATGACTTGGTGTATGGACAATGAACCACGCAACCGACAAGTGATTGCATACGTTGAGAAGTTGATTGAAATGGGAAGAGATGTGTTCATCTGGCCAGACAACATTGACGAGAAGGACATCAACGACCTTGCATACAAAATGTCCACCCGTAAAATACAGAAGATGATTAATGAGAACACATTTAGTGGATTAAAAGCAACACTGAGATTTCGTGATTGGAGAAAAGTATGAATGAAAAAAGATTGAAGGAAGCGTTGGGTGCAGTGTTGCAATATGGATGGTTGTGGGGACATCCAAAACATATCAGTAGAGAAGACTGGGGAATTATTGCTGAGTCGTATCGTGATTTGAATG